TTAACCATCCCAGACAATCTTTTAGTGACCTGTCCTAAACCAACATTAAACGGCGAAAAATCTTCTGATGTTGCTGTTTACGCTGTAAAGGTCACTGACCAATTAAAAATCTGTAACAGCCGAATTTTACAGATTAAAAACCTAGTGAAAGATTATGAACACGAAATTGAGCAAGATGCTCACAGTGAATATCAATCGTTAGGCTTTGAGAAAGAAAAGGACGACAGCAACATTAAAGGTCGAAACAATGGCAAAGGTAGAGGACGTCAATAATGTTAATCTCCGAGGCAGTATTCAATAAGGTGTTCCCTAGAGCAATCGATGGGATGTATCAAGCGATTGAAAAGCATATTGAGTTAGCAGGTTGTTTCAATAAACAGCAACAAGCGATGTTTCTTGCTCAATGCGGACACGAAACTGGTGGATTTACTATATTGAGTGAAAACTTAAATTATTCAGCCGATGGCTTGATGAAAGTTTTCCGCAAGTATTTCCCTAATCCTAATATCGCTCGTCAATATGAGCGTAAACCAGAAAAGATTGCAAGCCGAGTATATGCCAATCGAATGGGTAATGGGCCAGAAGAAACGATGGACGGTTGGAATTATCGTGGTCGTGGATTAATTCAAATCACTGGCAAGAGCAACTACATCAAATTCGCCCAATGGCTAGGCGACACGATTAATCCAAAAGAAGTATCAAACAATTTAGACTTAGCTGTTAAGACTGCGGTATGGTTCTGGATATTCAACGACTTGGCATCTATTGATTCAGTTCAAAGAGTGACACTAAGAATTAACGGTGGCACTAACGGTATTGATGGTCGTTGCCGATTATTCCGAGAACTAATGATTTCTTGATGGTGGCTAGAATGGTTAATAAGCTGACACTGATTTTTCTAGCGGTAACAGTTAGCCTGTGCGGTTGGATTTGGTTTCAACACGGAACGATAAATGACTTAAGAGCCGAAAACCAAACACAGGCTAATCTTATCGCAGAACAAGAAAAGGTTAATCAATCGCTAAAAGATACGATTGAAGTAGAACGCCAAGCAGTAGAGCAGCAGAGAGTAATCAATGATGAAATCAAGCAAGCAACACAAGACAAAGTACAAGTCGTCAGAAAGATTATTAAATCACAGCCTTGTTATAACACTCGCATCTATGACGATGCTATTGAGCGGTTGCACTAATAAGGTTACTACGAAGACGGAATACATTTATCCGCCTCAAGCTTTCTTAGTGCCTTGTGTAAAAACGCCATTCACTGGTAGTACATACGGTGAGGCGGTAGAGCATTTAATCATAGTGCAAGGTGAGCGTGATATGTGTGCTAGTCAAATCACAAACATTAACAAGTGGATTGAAAGCGCTAAGAGCAGCAAATAATCTTAAGAAAAAACTAAAGATCGCCAAATAAAGTGCGGTCTTTTTTTATTTTAAAGGTTTGATTTTAAAAGTAAAAGGTACTCCGGATGGGATACCTCTTTCCACGGGGTTTCGGGCGCGCGGTTTTCGACAGTTTTTTACACCTAAGGCATCATCATCTTTCTTCCTATTTTCGAGGGGTTGGCAATCAAAAATTTTTTTGAGGTTTGGTAATTATGGAAAATTTATTTGAGATTAAATTAAACATAAACCAAATAGCCGAACTTGTCGGAATGCATCGCCAGACGGTATCTCAAAGGCTTGCCGGATTAACTCCAGCGATTGGCAGTAACACAAAATTAAAACTTTATTCGCTATCTGATCTAATCAGAATTGGTCTTGTTGAAAAAATGACGGCAGATGTCGATAGTTTATCACCTAGTGATAGGCGAGCATTTTGGCAAGCTGAAAATGAGAGACTTAAATATGAGCGTGAAACTGGTGAGCTAATTCCGGCTTATGAAGTGGCCCAAGAAATGAGCGCTCAAGCCAAAGCAGTTGTTCAATCACTTGAAACTTTACCGGATATTCTCGAAAGAGATTGTGGATTATCACCATCTGCATTAATTAGAGTTCAGCAAGCTATTGATGATTTAAGAGATCAAATGGCTATTCAAATTCAGCAGTCAGAAGAAAAGCAAAATCATCATAGCGACAGAGAGGAAGAGTAAATGTTTGCATCAGCTAAAGATATTCGCCGCGATGTTGCTAATCTTGTTAAAGCTCCTCGCAGAATGAAAGTATCTGAGGCTGTTTCTGAATATATGCGAGTTCCTGTTGGTGGTGGCAATTCTGTTAGATGGGATAAAAATACAGCACCTTACATCATTGAGCCGATGGATTGCTTGAATTCGCGTGAATATGATGCGGTGATTTTTGTTGGTCCAGCTCGAACAGGCAAAACAATAGGATTAATTGATGGTTGGATCACGTATTCAATTATTTGCGATCCATCGGATTTTCTTCTTGTTCAACTTACTCAAGAGAAAGCAAGCGAACATAGTAGAAAAAGATTGGACCGCACTTTTAGATGCTCACCAGAAATTCAAAAGCGGCTAAGCCCACGCAGTAATGACAATAACGTACATGATAAATATTTCAGAGCAGGCAACTTATTAAAAATAGGTTGGCCGTCAATTAACGTATTGTCATCGTCTGATTATAAATACGTTGCATTAACCGACTACGATAGATGGCCGGAAGATGTAGATGGTGAGGGTGATGGATTTAGTCTTGCCTCAAAACGTACCACGACATTTATGAGTGCCGGCATGACACTTGTAGAGAGTTCGCCTGGTAAAGATATTGTAGATGTAAAACATCACCCAAGAACAACGCATGAGGCACCGCCAACAACAGGTATTTTATCCTTATACAATCGAGGCGATAGACGTAGATTTTATTGGAAATGTCCGCATTGTGGTGAATATTTTGAGCCATCAATGGCTAACATGGTTGGTTATCGCAATGATACGGATTTTGTGAAAGCTAGTGAAAACGCAAGATTACAATGTCCGCACTGCCAAAGCCTAATAGAACCACAAAGAAAACGAGAATTAAACATAACTGGCAAATGGTTAAAAGAGGGACAAGCCATTGATAAAAACGATGTAATTAGTGGTGATGGTCGTTCTTCTCGTATAGCCTCCTTTTGGCTTGAGGGACCGGCGGCAGCATATCAAACTTGGGCCCAACTAACGTACAAGCTATTAACTGCTGAACAAGAATTTGAAATGACCGGCAGTGAAGAAACGTTAAAAGCTGTAACTAATACAGACTGGGGGTTGCCGTATTTACCTCGTTCAGCGCTTGAACAAAGACGTTCAGACGAATTAATGGAACGTAGGGAAGATATTGAGAAACGAACAGTGCCAAATGAATGCCGTTTTCTTGTGGCGGCAGTCGATGTTCAAGGTGGTAAAAACCGAAGATTTGTCGTTCAGATTGTTGGTTATGGCGAGAGCGGTGAACGATGGCTCATTGATAGATACAACATTAAATCATCAATGCGGAGCAATGCCGATGGAGAAAGTCTCCAGATTGACCCGTCCGCCTACCCTGAGGACTGGGATTTGCTCATTAGTGATGTGCTTAATAAGCAATATCGCGTTGAGGGATTGGATGGAGGATTTATGCCAATCCTTGCAATGGCCGTGGATAGCGGTGGTGAGGACGGTGTAACAGATAACGCTTATAAGTTTTGGCGGAAATGCCGAAGAGATGGCGTTTCAAAACGTGTATATCCCGTTAAAGGTGATAGCACAAAGCGACAAAAATTAATAACTAAAACCTATCCAGATAATACCGCACGTTCAGATAGACGAGCGCAAGCACGCGGTGATGTCCCATTATATCTTCTTCAAACAGATCAATTAAAAGACCGAATTAGTAACGCTCTAAGCCGTGATACGGTTGGGGCTAACTACATTCACTTCCCGTCATGGATTGGCGAATGGTTTTTTGATGAGTTGACCTATGAGGAGCGCGGGCAAGACGGTAAATGGCGTAAACCAGGCAAAGGCAATAATGAGGCGTTTGACTTATTTTGCTATGCCCATGCAATCGCTATTTTACGCGGTTATGAACGAATCAAGTGGGGTGATGAGGACAATGTCCCATACTGGGCAAAACTACCTGGATTAAATCCTGATGTAATCAGGAAAGAGACAACTGCACCGGAAGAAGAAACTGAAAGTGCGGTAGAAGTTGAACAAGTTAAACCGCAACCGAAAGCCAAGACAAAAAGTAATTGGCTAAACGGTGGCGGAAGTAAAAAAAGTGGTTGGCTTTAACTCCTAGACAACCTTAAATCGGTAGATGCCGAGCCTATTAAAAGGTGGATGTGTTGCGGTAATAACTCAAGCCCTGACTAGAGATAGTTGGGGCTTTTTATTATCTAAATTTGGAGGCAGAAAATGCAATTAGCAAATCCAGAAAATTTTAAACAGTTTGTACAAAACAAAGGCTCAAAAACTATTACCACATCAGAAACTGTAGCAAAAGTTTTTGGCAAGTATCATTATCATGTTATACGTGATATCCGTGAAATTTTAGAATCTGGTGATGATGAATTTAACCGAACCAATTTTGGTTTGGTTGAATATATCGATAAAAAAGGCGAAAAGCGTCCAATGTTTGAGATGACAAAAGACGGCTTTATGTTGTTGGTTATGGGATATAAAACCAAAAAAGCAATGGCAATTAAGATCGCTTACATCAAAGCCTTTAACTTTATGCAAGAGCAATTGTTATCTGGCAATATGACATTACTCGAGCAATATTACCAAGCCTTGGGTGAGCATAAAGCCGAAAAACAATTAGCAAGCGTTTGTGGTAAGGCGCTGAACGAATGGAAAGGTAAAAAGCCGTTGCTTGAAGCAACACTAAAAATCTTTGAAGATAAATTGCAAATTGAGTTACCACTACTTAACTAACCGCACCGTAAAAAGTGCGGTTTTTTATTGGGGCAAAAATGGCTATCTACGACAGAGACGAACTCGAAGAAAAAATCAGAGCACTTGACGAGAAAATTGAAAACGCCCAAAGCCAAGTGAGCTTTAACGGGCGATCTGTATCTTACCAAGTGTCCGAATGGACAAAACAACGTGACCGCTATCAACAAATGCTTAATGAGCTATTAGCGGAAACAAGACAGCACGTTAAACGCCACAGAATTAAATATGCGAGATTTTAAACGATGGGAATATTAGATAAAACGATTGCCGCAATCTCGCCTAAATGGGGCGCACAGCGAGCGAAAAGTCGTTATGTGATGAATGCGTATGAGGCGGCTATGCCAAGTCGTACACATAAAGCGAAACGCGAAAGCCAAGGTGCGAACATATCAACAAAACAAAGTGCGGTAAGTTTGCGAGAGCAGGCAAGAGCATTAGACCAAAATCACGATATTGTGATTGGAATCCTTGACAAGATGGAAGAACGTGTCATTGGCTCACGAGGAATCCATATTGAACCGCAACCACTTAATTTAAGCGGTGATGTTGATGAGGAGTTAGCAGAGCAGATCCGCAAAAAATGGGCTGAGTGGTCTGTGCGGCCAGAGGTCACCAGACAATTTACCCGACCAGAATTGGAGCGGATGCTTTTAAGAACTTGGTTGCGAGACGGTGAAGTATTTATCCAGCTCGTGCGCGGAACCGTCGCAGGATTTAATCATAGTACCAATATTGCATTTAGCCTTGAGGCGTTAGAGCCTGATTTTGTGCCTATGTGGCAATCAGATACCGCAAATGTAATCCAAGGTATAGAGATTAACGCCTGGCGACGTCCTGTATCTTACCGTGTTTACATGGATAACCCACAAGAAAACAACCGCACTTACGGGCGAGTTAAATCAGTGCCGGCAGAAAACATGCTGCACCTTGCATTTAAAAAGCGCTTACACCAATTGCGCGGGGTGTCAATGTTGCACGGTGTAATTGTCCGCCTTGCAGACCTTAAAGATTATGAGGAAAGCGAGCGCGTGGCCGCACGAATTGCCGCCGCCTTTACGATGTACATCAAAAAAGGTGATGCAGCACTCTATGGAGACAACGAGGATTACA